TGTTTAGCTTCGTATTCATCTTTACCTACCTTTAAACCATTCCATTCTTTTATCATGTCTCTTAAACGGTAGCGAAATCCAGATCGGTCTGAATAACCCCATGCTTTTCTGCCACTTGCGTACCTAGCCATTTAGTACCTCAAGTACGATATATTTGGTGTTAACTTAAGTGGTGTGCTGTTTGCATCCTCTGACATGGCTCTTTGAAACTCTTCTTCGTAAACACTTTTTAATATTTGTATTCTTTCTGGTGCTCTTTTTATTGATATGTAATAAGCGAGACCAGCAGCCATGCACGGCAAAAATCTAAAAGGTGCATCTGTTGTATTAACTAAAGCATCTGCATCTTGTATTCTTCTTACATAATAATAAACAAGAGTGTAAGAAGCATCTGGTGTAGACCAAAGAGTTATTGTGGGAGTTGTTTGTCTGTCAAAAAAATACTGACTTGGTTGTCCCGTGCTTGTTTTGTTAGGTATTCTTAAATACTCACCACGGCTCATCTGTGTAAGAGTAAAATCAGTTCCAGAACTATTCCTTAAAACAACTTCTAGTAAATCTACAAACTCACTCGATAATGTATAGGTAGCAGTTCCAGAGGATACGGCTTTTGTTTCTTGCGTTACAGTCCATAAATTAAGTCCTCTGTTTGCCCAATCAGCAAACATAAGGTTTAAAGAACGTCTTGCAGTTTTAGCATCGTAACCACTTCTCATCTCTAAGCCACATCTTTCATATGCCTCTTCAATGAGTTCTCCTACATCTAAATCAAAATCTCTTGAGTTTGAAGTTGCCATTACTTCTTCTTTCTTCTTAACGCTTTAACTCTTCTAGGAGCGCCTGCTGGTTGACCTAGACGATTCTTTTGCCTTATTCTACTTCTTTTTTCTGTTGCTGTCATCTCCTTAGTAGTCTTCGGAGTTTTTGAACTAATTCTTTTACTCGGTCTACAATAAGGTGTACCACGCTTTTCACCTTTTTGACGACCACATTTTTTGCCCGTTTTAACATCTCTCCAGTCCTCCTTGAACCATCGTTTTAAAGCTAGACCTTTTTTTGTTTTTCTTACAGCCATTATGAATACTTTGTTTTCTTTCTTCTAGCAGCCATTATAGCACCACAACCTCTAGCTATGTTTTTATTTTTCGATTTTCGTTTGGTCATTCTAACAACCTTACCTTCTTTGGCAGTCATTGTTTCTCTTTTTACCTTTTCAATAGCAGCATTTAATCCACCACCCATTGCTTTCTTTTTCTTTTTACCACCAGTGCCGTAGTTGGCTGCACCGACTTTTCTACATTTTGCGATGGCACCTGATGCATAAGCCGATGGAAAAACTTTATATCTGGCTTTTACTTTGTGATAACATGCGTCTTTAGGCATAATATTTTCCTTTCATTAGTTTCCAGCAGGTACACATCCACTGTCTTTTTTTACATCTAAGACAAACCTTTTGAGGTTCACCTCTTACTACCTCGCCTTTTTTTAGAGGCACAATGTGCTTTTTCAGAAAACCCACGAGGTCTGGCACAATTGATTTTCCTCTTCCTCTTGGCACTCCACTTCCTTTTACCTGGTGCTTTTGTTATTTGTTGGGACATTGATCCCCGCGAGATTGCCATCAATTGTCTTTCTATTAATAAAATCTATCCACAAAGTATGTAACATTTTGTGGTTTTCTTCAACCTTTACTACAGTAACAGCAGTTCTTTTATCTACCTCAATAAGAGTGGTAACTATCCATGCAATAGATCCAGCAACAAGAACAACAGAAACTCCATTCATTATTTCTTTGGGTTTTAACATTTCCATCTTCTCCTTGCTTGTCTTAAACGACTATTAGGATTTTTAGCTGCTTTTGGAAACTTTTTCATTTGTCCAGCACTTCTAGCACAAAATGACTTTCTTCTCTTTGCAGCCTTACTGCCTTTTTTAACTTTACCAGTAACAGCAGTTTTTAATTTACTGCCTGGATTCTCTCTTCGATAACGAGCAACCCCAGCCTTTGTCATTCCCGCTCCAGATTTGGTGGAGCGAAAATACTTTTTGGTCTTAGGAGGTTGCTTGTCTCTCGTTCTAGCCATTACGATAAAAATACCGTTAGTTTATTGCTACTACCAGTAAAGGCAGATAGGTATGCACCACTTTCTGCTAATATACCATTGTCTGGAATATTAAGAGTATGTAATCCAGTTGGAAAACTTTGTGCAATCAAAGTAGCACCACCATTACCATCGGTAATAGTAATAGCACCAGCCGCGTCTGCAAAGATAACGATCTGTCTTATTCTTGATCGAGCAGGCCCTACCAAAGCAGCTGCATCTCCTTGATTAACATTAAAGGCTTTTACGTCAGATCTTGTTCCAGCCATTTATATCTCCTATTACTGATCAGCAAAAGCTGGAACTGTTGTTGATGTAACAGTGCCAAAAATTTGATAATTGGTTGTGTTTAGTCCCATAATCGTAATATCAAATGCTTGTGGCACATTTAACTGCACACTACTGTTTGAGCTACCATTTGAAAATACAGTTAAGTTATCTGCGTTTGTATCTAAATGAACAACTTGACCAATGTAAAAGTTCGTATTACCTGGTGTAATAATAAGAGCATCTGTTGCATCTGCAGCTCCTCCAGCATACACAAATCTAAACATAGACCCAGCTATAGGTGCTGGTAATGTATAAGTGTTGTCTTGTGATCCATCTGGTACAAGTAAGACTCTACCACTATGAGTAGCATTTGTAAGAGTTACGTTACCATCAGATAAGCTAACTGGTGCTCCACCAAGAGTTGTTACCTCTGTAATAGTTCCGCTAGTTGCATCTTTACTGATTGTTTTAATTGTGCTTTCAGATCTAATAGGACCTGAGAATGTTGTATTAGCCATGTTATACTCCTTGTCTTGGCAATTGTCAGTTACACCATGTAACTGTCAAGGTTTTCTTTATTATACATAAAAAAAGGGTGACTGCAAAGAGCCACCCCAAAAATATGCGTATTTTTTATTAAGCTCCAGGTGAACCAAATAGTGAACGAGGATCTGAGAAGCCGAAAGAATATCTCTCTCTTGCTTTATATCTCATGTTCCCAGTATCGAAATCTGGATCCATTGCTGTTGCCATTGCCATTCTTTCGAAATGCTTAAGACCATTTGGTGCATCTGTCTTAATGAAAAATGCATCTGTGTCAGTTAGATAATCGTTGATGACATAGCCATTAGGTAACATTCCCATGTTCCTCATTGCATTAGCATCATTATCTGCTGTTCCAGGTCTTAAGTTAGAGTTTAACAATCTCTCTGCGACAAATTGTAGTTGTCTTGGAATAATTAGTTTCATTCCTCTTAGAGCGATAATTAATCCTCTCTCATCCACAAAGCCTGCAATCTTAATTAAAGCATCTTCTAAAGATGTTTCGTTAAGGTCGGCTGCGACAGTTGGCTCGTTAGCGAAAGTACCACCATTTGTTAATGGGTGGTCTGTTGCTAATAATGCTTTACCATCACCACCAGCAGTTGCTCCAGCAGTAAACGCATTGTTTAATACATTAGCCGCTTTTACTTGCTTTGTGTGTGCCATTGATCTAGCAAGTGCTCTTGTATAACGAGCAGAAAGCTTGTCGTAAAGGTTATCCTCTACAGCTTCTTCTGTTATTGAGAAAGCCATTGCTACAGTCTCATGGTTATATCTTGAAGTGTAAGCTTCGTTTGCGTCATCAAATGTGACACCAGAACCTTCTTGCTTAGTCGGTGCTGCTCCGAAACCACTCAACATTACTTCTTCTTCGAATGCTCTGTCAGATGACTCAGTATCGTAGATTTCTGCATGTTGTCCTTCATACCTATTATACTCCATACCAAAGAGGGCGTTTAAACCAGGCTCTAGTTCTTTGGCGAGTTGTGCTCTTGAAATAGCCATATTACACCCTCCTTAAGATGCAGTAGCGTCAGCATCCGAAGAATTTAACGCATGGTTGTTGATTTTAACTATGTATGAAACACCAGCAGCACTGTGGTCAGCATTAGTCACATCTTCGTGGATACCTAAAATCATAACCACATTTGATGTATCTGTGTCTTCAGCAGTTGATATATCTAGCACGGCAGAAGAAATACCAGTTGTAGTATTACCACTTGCTCCACTTGCTATATCAGCAGTCTTGAAGATATCTGCTTTAGCAGTTGCTCTGTCAGTGTTTGTTCCATCACTTGCGATAATAAATCTCTGTGCTGGGTTATCATACACAAACCCTTTAATGTCAAAGTTAGTATTAGCTGATCCTGAACCAGGCCATGTATTACTAAACTTTAACTTGCCAGTAGTTGCATCCACATACTCACATCCAGCAAAGATACCAACTAATTGGTCTCCGTTACCAGAAGCAGAGGCGATCTGAATAGTTCCGCCAGTTAATTCGGCTTTGACTGGTGAACCTTGAAAGATCGCGGAAGCATTACTAGCAATAAAGTATTGACTCGTACCTTGAGTCGCTGGACTTGAACCATGCATTCCTACAGGCTTAAATCCGAAAGCTACATTTGCATTAGCCATTTATTGCTCCTTCATTAGTTACTCGGAAGGTTTTTTCCCTCCGAAAGTTACACGACTTTGCCTATCAACACTGATAGGCATCGAGGGATGTTGTTCCCTCATCAAGTTTTCGTCCACGGCTTTCAATTGATTGCGGGTCTGATCCCGAAAATATTCAGTTCTCTCTTGTACCGTTTCTGTGGGTATTCGTGCCAACATTAAACCACCGACACCAATAATTCCTTTGTTTTTACCTTCTTCTATCACTGGATACTTATCAGCTTCGGACCCATATTCATCTGCCCTAACTGGTTCCCATCCTTCTCTCATTCTGGAAAAAACATTTGATTTATCATCCTCACCACGAATGGTGGTTCTAATCCATCTATGTTCAAACCCCTCTGGAGGAGGAGGTGCATCCAGCTTTGCTGGAGGTTGCCAAGGTTGTCTCCTTGTGTTATTTGCACGACTTTTATTTTGTCGTGTTGTTCTATCTATAGCCATATTCTACTCCTTTACATACTTAGCGTATTCTTCCAGCGGAACATTTAACCTTTTCGCAATCGCTATTTGCGAAGGAGTTAATTTGACTGTTCTGCGTCCCTTTTGCGATGCCGACTTAGAGGCGGTGGCTCCAGCAGAGGCGACTCTGGGGCCAGAGGACTTTTTGGTCTCTCCAAATTTATGCGGAAATTCCGTTTTAATCCTATTATCTAGTTCAGTATAATACTCTTCTGTGTTAGGATCAATACCCTCTTCTTCAATTAATGTCTTATGTATGCCAAAAGCAGCATAAGTCATCGTTTGATCTTGTCCAAACCACTCATTTTTACTTGCCCATTCCTCTGCTCTAGGGTCTGGTTTTGGAGGAGGAGGTGCTGGAGTAGGTTGTGCTGGAGCAGGTGCAGCGCCATTTACCTCTGCTTTTTTAGCCTCTTCTTCTCTTTCTTGTTTGAGTTGGTTTAATCTTGCTTCTTCTAAAGCAATCTTGGAAATCGCTTGTTGAGCTTCATACATTGCATCAGCGTCACCTGCCTCATAAGCTTTTCTATAAGCCTCTTTAGCAGCAACAGCTTGAGATTGCACTCTGGTATCAAACTCACCAACATATGTTGTGTCTAGTTTATTTAGTTTTGCTTTGAGTTCATCATTCTGCTTTTTAACAGACTCTGCAAACTCTACTGCAGCGAGTCTTTGCTCTTCTTCATCTCTAAATTTTTTAGTCAACTTAGCAATTCGCTTTTTTACTGAAGCTGAATAATCAGAGAGATCGTCTTCTTGTTGTTCTTCTTCTTGTTTTTTTACTTCAACGGCAGGTCTGTTCTCGTTAGATTCTGGTTGAACGTCTTCTTTTTCTTCTGCATCGTCTAGTTCAATAACTTGACCCTCTTCTTCTGGAAGAGGCTCTTTCTTCTCGATGTTTTCTGGCATACTTAAGCTCCGTATGTTTTGATGTCATCGGGATTAACAATGGTTGCAATGACTTCATCGTCATTGATTATCCTAACTTCTCCTCCTTCTATTTGGAATCGTGACCCAGCATAACGACCAATACAAACCCAGTCGCCTTCCTTACACCATGGTCCCTCTTCTCCGAACTTATCAAAATCTTTGTATGCAAGTGGTCCTAACTTAACCACATAAGCAACAACTGTTGCTCTCGCTTCTTTTTCTCTAACAGAATCTGGAACATGTATACCACCCTCAGTTGTTTCCTTTCCCATATAAGGCATGACTAGGATTCGCCATCCAGTGGGTTGAGGTACTCTTTCTGTTAGGGATTTCTCTTTAGCTTCTTTATCAGCTTTTTCTTTTGCTTGTCGTTGCTTTAATACATAATCAGGTACTATTAAAGTCATCGTCTGTTTTCTCCAGCAGGGTTCTTAATTGTTCTAATGCGTAGGTTAGACCCTGGATTTCACCTACCATCGCTTTATATGCTTCCATATCAGAAGCATTTCCACTCGTCAAGGAAATACTAATATCTTCTATTCGAGTATTCAAGGCTTTTTTGTAATTATATAAAAAGTCAGTGACTTTCATTACATCTTTTTTCCATCGAAAGTTTCGTAACCACCCATGGCTCTTTCTGCATCTTGACCTTGTATTAAATCCATTATTCCTTGACCAGTTTTAGTTACTGGTCTTGCACCACCGAACAATAATCTTTCAAAACCACTTCCCATTTTACCTAAGAAACTTGTTGGGCCCTCATATTCTGGATTTCTTGGATCTAGTTTAGGGTCATAGTTAAAACCTTGACCCACTTGTTCTGTAGGAACTTCAATACCAGCTATGGGTTCAATTGCTTTTTGTGATGTTCCTAATTGACTTAATATAAGTCCTACTGGTCCAGGCATAAATGAACCGACCCCAGCTCTCATTAATGTTTCAGTTGGAGACATACGTTTATCTATTTCAGTTATTTTACCAAAAGCTGTATCATCGCCCACCGAGCCTCTTATATTTCCTTCATTGTCTATAGGATTATTGTATCTCTCTAAATCTCTTCTGTTTTGATCAGCTACATCAACTATACCTGTATAGTCTACTCTTTCTGGTCCAAGCAATTGAGAGAAAAAAGAATTAGGAAAAGGATTTGTTGCTGTTCTTCCTGTAGCCGCATTAAATTCAGCTTGACTCATTCCTAGTCCAATTGCAGAAGCACCTAAACCAGACTGCATTGCCTCTTGCATGGAATCAGAAAGAAAAGAATCTGGACTAAAATCTTGACGAGAAGCAGCCTCTGTATAGCTTGAATAATCATCGTATCCTGCTGCGTCTGGATTAGGTCCATACGCATCATCGTCTTCAAAACCTATGCTATCTCCAACATCCACTAAAATATGCCTTTAAATTTCTTACCTTTTATTTGAGCACCACAACCTCTGAACTGACCACCTTCTCTGTAGTTTAGTGTTCCTCCTTTTTTCTTCTCGATAACACCTCTGCCAATAAGAATATCTTTCATGGTTGTTTTACCATCACCACTTAGATCTGGGAATTTTCCTTTAGCTGCTTTGATCGGTTTTACTTTATTCATTGTACTCTCCAATACAGAAGAACCTCCATCTTTGAGTTTTCTTCCTTTGTTAACTAGATTCTTAGCTTGATTATATGACATTCCCATATCATTTGCAAACTGCCTAACTCTTGCCATGTGCTCTCCTTATCGATTCTTTGCCTTTTTTAAATATACTTGCCACTTTTGTTTTCTTCATGACCTTTGCTCTTTGCTCACCGACTGTAAGTATTTGTATCTTTCTCGCAAAAGGTTTATTAATTCTCTTAACCTTGGCAACAGTTTCTCTGGCATCTTTCTCCGTAGCAAACTTAATTCTAACCGTGTCCTTAGGATTTTCATCCGTATATAAACGCCTGCCAGAGCCTTTTGGTTTTTTACCAGTCCCAACTTTAGGATCTTTTTTTGCCATTTTTTAATATACCTTTTAAAACTTTAGCTTGTTTTGCATGTGTCTTAGATGCTTTACTTAATCCTTTAATTACTTTTTTTAGCTTATTCTTTTTAGTCATAGTGTGTATCCTCAAATGTCTAAATAAATCTTGTGTCACTTCTTTCGTAACATTTTGGCTGCTTGACCAACGCCCTTAATTCCAAACGATGCTGATATTGCAATAAACAATAAATACTGATACCAGTCTGGTAAAGTAGATAACACTTCAAAACCTTTATGTACATGATCTCTCATGCCAGGAATAAAGACTAAAATTGCGGGGGTCAGAAGGACTACTAAGGCGAACTCGTCCTTCCAACTATTATCTGTAGCCTCTGCCATTTTGCCTTCCCACTCAACTTCACCTGCCGCTACTTTCTTTGCGACTGTTGCACGAGCTTTAGCTTCAGCAACTTTGGCTTGACCATCTGCTTTTGTTTTCTCTACTTTGTTTTGTAACCATGTTCCAGCTAAATTAGCTATCGGTCCTAAAAACTGTAGCATCTTTTCCCCTTACATACACAAATCTTCATACTTTGTTGTATGAAGTCTGTGCTGAGATAGTTCTCTGGCTTTGCTTAAACCAACTCTTCCATCTTTTATTAACATGTTAAGTAACCACTGTATCATTTTTTAAACCTTTCATCTATCCAACATTTACCATAATATAAAATAAATAACCAAAAAGTAAATAAAATTCCATCTATCCACCCTAAATTATTCCAAGCGTCAAGTATCATGCTTCCGTCCATACTAACCTCTCTTTTCTTTCCAAAGCCATGCAAGAAAAAATATAAAGCCTACAACTGTGCAGAATAAAACAAACCACCCAATATATTCCCATATTTTTCTTACAAGCTCTTGTTTGGCATAAATTTCGTCTCTTCGTTTTTTTCTTATCTCCGCTTCCATTTGCAAAATCTCATTCCATGATTGGGGTCCGTAGTGAAAATTTAAAAATGATTTAAGTTCTTGCCGTTGTGCCTCTAGCTTTTTCTTTGCAGTAAACGCCTCTATAGCAGAGGCTTCTATTTCTTTTCCTTTAAACAATTTTATAAGTGGTGACACGTTCTTCGCGGACTTCTCGGTATTTTCCACATCTGAAACCGCCCCCATCCAGCGTGAGAGGTCTTTTCCCATAGACTCAATTTCACGGCCTGCTGCAAATCCACGTTTAATTGCGTTGAATGCCGTATTAGCAGCTGTAATGGCTATGCCGATTGAGGCAGGATCTAACATATCTTACTTCCTTAGTGCAGCTTGTGTGTTAATACGATAAATATTAACATCATTACGATCTTCTGCTATTTTTTCTTGTAACCCAGACCTTTGTTGTGCCAAATCAAACGCTTGTTTTAGTTTTGCTTGGTCAATTTGGAAATTCATTTGATCATTTGCAACTTTTCTTTGTATTTCAGTCGTATCGTTCTCTAATTCTTGTTGTCTAATAGCTACAAGTGGGTCAACTTGTTGTTGTGGTTGTAATGAAGGCATAACTTCATTCAATATTTCACCAATTTGTTGTGCAATCGCTGCTTCTATCGCTGCAGGGTCAATTTGAGGAACCATTTCACCTCTCTGTTGAGCCTCCTGCATAGAAATTTGGAAAAATTTAGTCACTTGATCTCTTGCCATGAGTCCAACATGCTCTTGAACATGTGCTTGAAGCAATGCAAATCCTTGTGGATTAACTTGTGACGCTGGAGTTGCCAAAAATGCCACATGAGCACGGACATGTGCCTCATGATCTTGATCTGGAAACACTTGAAGTGGCGCTGCCTTAATAGAATTAGCGTTTTCTGACGCTGGATCTATAGGTTGTGGTGGCTGTGGAGGAGGTAAAATCGCTTCAATATTTTTAATATCGAGTGCATCGTACATTCTCCTAAAAGCTTCGTACTGATTGTGTATCTGTGGAGCTTGTTGTGCCATTTGTAACTGTGTTTGAGCCAAAGATAAGCGTTGTGCCATAGAAAAAATACTTGGATCACTCACTGGAAGAATATCAACTCGACCATCAAAGTCTTGTTGCATCACTTCTGGTGCAATATTACCTACAAAATAAGGATATGGCACTGGATTCTCTGAAAAAATCTCTGCCAACATTCTGAACTCTTGCTTTTGTCCGTAATGTAAACGCTTATGTATGCTTGAAATAATCTTTGAGCCTTGTTCAATCAACGCAACAGTTGTACCAACGGGTGCTTGTGAGTTGACATCTGATATTTTTGCGTCTGCAACTTGAGCAAAACGTCTACCAGAATCTACAACAACTCCTAATAATTGTGCTAATGTGCCAGATGGCTCCTTATATGGCAATGGGATGATTGAATTTTTGAGATCCCCACCTGGGACATCGATGTCTCTGAACTCACCAGGATTAAGAGGCTCGTCATCATTACGAATACGAACACCCCTCGCTTTGAAACCTGCTGGAAGATTTGATAAAGTACCTGCATCTATTAACTGCCTTAATATTGAGGTGGCTGCACGAGACAAACCACCGATTGTATGTAGTAACCCGAATCCATAAAAACCAAAACCTGGTAAAAACTTAAAATGTACGAAGTATTGTCTCTTACGTCTTAACGGATCTTGTTCCCTAAAGTTCCTAACCACCGACAAAACTTGGTTCGAATTTTGATCGATCGTGACAATGTACGGCAACATAATGCCATTCGGATCCTCAAAACCCTCCAAGTCGAGGTCAACATGGACTTCCAATAAAGTATACACATCATCAGAATAGTTTGGGTGTAGTCCTTGCAACTCATTAGAAGTTTCTTGGATACTGCCTTCATCTTCTCCAGAATCTGTAGTAGATAACTCCACATCTTTATATACTCCTGCTACTTGTAGTTTACGAATATCATTATAAGACATTTTAACTACATGTGTAACCCTCTCAGCCGTCATTAAATCTGACGCAGAATATGGAACAACTAAATCTTCTGCTGGAACAAACTTAGATACTGCCCTTTGTTTTGTTGGATCGAAGTAAACTTTTTTAAAAGTAGAGCCAGTCAATGGCAAATAAAATAACATCTGATCTGTGTCTGGGTCATACTCTTCCATGACTTCCATAATCTGATAGTTCATGAAATCTTTTACCCTTTGAGCTTGATCTTCTGTTTGTTGTGTTGGCACACCAAGTATTTGAGTCTTTACAGGTCCTCCACTTGGTAACATCTCTTTATAAGCCTGGGACTGAAACTGTGATGTTGCCTCTGCCAATAATGGATGAGTTACCCCACTTGCACCAAGAAAAGGATCACTTCTATCTTCGTAATTAATTCCAAGTAGATTAAGTCCCTTGGCAATGGCTTCTTCCCAATCAGATCTTGACTCCATGTCCTCTCTAACTTTTGATTGTAAATCTGAAGACAACGAACCTAAAACAGAATCATCTAAAACTTCAGCTAAATTAGCATCATGATCATAAGGTTCTGCTACAACTTCTACAGTTTCATCTGTAACAAGTTCAACTCCTTCTGGTAGTTCTTCCATGGTTGATGGTAGTTCGATATCTAAACTTTGATCCTCTGGCATGACATCTCCACCAGCGCCCATTGCCTTTTCGACCATTCCTGCTATTTCTCGTTCTGCCATTATGTAATCCTCGTAGTTCTTTTTTTGCCTGGAGCCAGTATATCAGAAAATCTGTTCTTGACTATTCTTACTTTTCTGGTCGGCTTCTTGTTTAGTTTTCTTCTGATTTTAAATAACTTAGTCACTAATAATATTCTCTCGCTCTTCGAGGAAACCAATCTTCTGGCTCATCCTCACCTTTTAGTGATATAAAACCACCTTGTCTGAATCTCATAATAGCCATTGTCATACTATCACAATAGTCATCATGATCTCCATTTGGAAACGAAGCTACTTCTTCTATAACTTCGTCTGCAAACTTTGAATTAGGATACCACACTTTTCCAGATTCGAAAATAGGAGACACCATATGCATCCTTGTAACCTTATCCAAGTTACCCCCTTTACGTCTGCCAGGACTAAAAGTAACCACGGGCAAATTTATCATTCTCATCTCATCTGCCAAAGGTTGACCCGATCCCTTCGCCTCAATGAGCATCATGTCGGGTTCCCAATATTCGTTTTGCTCTATCGCTATCGTCTTTAACTCTGGAAAGTTCCATCTTCCCTTTGTCGCATCTAATAAAATAATATGTTGTTCGCCATCTTCCTTTGGCTCAAAAATACCCCATGTGGTTATAGCACTATAGTCGGCTGTTTCTTTTTTACTGTAAGCCGTATCATAACTTTGAATAATATAATCAAGTCTCGGTGTGTCCTCTCGTTCCCATAACTGCCACCAATCACGCTTGACCATGGCAACTTCTTCACTGGTTGGATTCTGCTGCCATTGTGCATTCCACTTGCCAATGGACAGTGAAGCCTTGACCTTTAACAATTCTTCTGAGTTCCAAAATTCGGGCCATAAAGGTTTATCATTAGGAAGTATCGCTGGAAACTCGATCACTTCCCATTGATCTGCCATAGCATCTTTTGCTTGATCTGTAATTAATCTTCCCGTGAGGTCTTTCTTTGACCATCTTGTTTGCACAATGATGATGGTTCCCCCAGGTTGTAATCTTTGTCGTGGTCCAGAAGTGTACCACTCGTATGTATTGTCATACGCTGTTGAAGACATAGCGTCTTGCTCAGAATGTGGATCATCAATGATTAACAAATCTGCACCACGACCTGTCATTGCGGCTCCCACCCCTGCTGCAAAATACTCCCCGCCACGGCTCGTTT